GGAATTTTCAGCCAAGCGTCCAAAGTCCATGATGTCTCTCTTCATTGCGTCAAAAGAAGCAGGCCCAATTGGACAATTAGTTTCTGGGACAGTCTCTGTCGCCGCTTCAGTTATTGCGGCTCTACCTACAATCCTCGCTCGTACTGCATCAGACCCTAAAGCAGTCAACGAACTGCTTAAGATCAACCGATCAAGTATTAAGGTTGGCTTCACTGACCAGTTAGCTTCAAAGGTCGTACAGATTGCTGAACGAGCAGGAATTGACATGAGCCCCTTTACAGGCACTACAGAGCCACAACAACCTACTCAGGCACCCCAAGGTACCCCTCCGGCCCAAACGCCTACTACAGGGGCTCCTACGGGCTCTCAGGCTACAAATATCGATGATATCTTACAAGAGTTACGAGGACAGTAATGGCTTCTTTATTCGGGATTGATCGTGACGCCGACTGGCGAACACAAACTAGACAAGCAAGCCAAGCCTACGACCGTGGGGATATGACTTATCCTGAGTTTGTTGCAGAAGGTCTTGCAATTCCTGTCAGAGCCTTAGGGCGTGAAATACAATCATACATTCCTGATTTTGTCAGTGATACAGTAAACTATGCCCTTGATCTTCCCGGCCCACGTATGCTCACTCAGTTTGCTAAACAAGATCCGGGAGTACAAAGAGCCATCCGTGCAGATGAGGCTTTGACTGAATCATACCCTGAGGGTTACCCAAGAGTTAAAAATTTTGCAGGTAACGTAGCTACTGTGGCTGATGTAGGGATGGGAGCTATGCCGTTAGCCCGTGCAAGCCTCTTAAGCCGCCCTGCAGAAAGCAGTGGTGCGTTTGCCACAGGTGGCCCGGTATACAAGGTAGGGCATTACAATAAATCTGAAGTACCCTTAAGTGATTTTGAGCAGTTCATGATGGAAAATTACGACATCGGTGCTACTGACAAGTCCATTAATATGTACAAAGGCGTCAAAGGAAATGTCAAGTTCTTTGGTGAATTGTTAAGTAACGCCGGACGGATGATGTTCAACCCGGCAACCCGTGCACGTTACACAGAATATGGCATTCCTGCAGTTTACGACCGAATGTATGAAGCATATCAGAAAGCTGTCAAAGGAGGAGATCCTACAGAAATTAAGAGTGCTTTAGAGATTGCTCACAACCAGATGCAAGCGGCATCTAACATTGAAAAGCAAGCAGGACACATATCCAAGGTTCGTAACGTACCGGGTGAGTTTGCTGAGGCGGCAACAGACATTAGTTCACCTAAGACATACTTTAGACCGACTGAATACGGTAAGGACTGGTTCCATGAGGCCGTGTCTCCGGGAGCTACCTTTGGCGGGTTTGATCTGAAGGATTCTCAATTTATTCAGAACCACATTGAAAAAGTGTGGGCAGGTAAAAAAGGATATAATCCTGACAAGACGTATATTACTGTTAAGACTCCTCGTTCATCCATTACAGGCAATCACTTTAGGGATGTGCTTGCTAATAATACATCAGTCACTAAGATTACTAATTTGTTCAAAGGTGCCGAAAGTAAGGGTGCACCATTCCTTAAGACGTTTAACTCTGTTGATGAGCTTGAGAAAGCCCTGAAGGGATTAGAAACCGACAATGTTTACACGAAAGGTGAGAAAACTGGTCAAGTCAAGAAAGATAAACTAGGAAGAGACCGTAAGGCACCTATTAAAGTTCTTAAATCTGACGATACTGGTGTATGGGTAACTATCACAGACCGTGATGCTGTCATCGGTACGGCTAAGACTGAAGGCGGTGTCAACATGATTGTTAAAGTTGACCCAGAAGGTAATTTAACTGGCGTCATGTCAGATGCTCACAACTTTTTAGAAGAGTTTGGCATCAAGGGGACAAACATCCGTGTTCGTAACCGCTTAATGGAAGCGGCTTTACAAGATGACGTTATTGCTGTCACACCTCCTATGCAAACTAATGTTGTCTCAGTTTCTAAGGAAGGGAAATTTGGGGATATGGCTGAAGAGTTACGTGAGGCCCCTAAGGAAACCATGCGTGTTCCTGAAAGAGCACGTCAAAGTGAAGCTGAAGGACTGACTCAGCCTAGAGATCGTGTAATAGAAGCAGGAGAAATGCAAGCGTCTGCGGGCGAGATTGCCAGACAATCCGTACCAGTAGCACAGAACATCTTGCTCACAGAAGCAATGTTAGGTAACTACGAAGACGACCCGTTTGCCTATGATCCCGATCTCTTTGGGGGATTATAAAAAAGGCTCCCTAAGGAGCCATAAGTTGAGCGAACGACCTACTCAAAAACCTCAAAGATATCCCCTATCATTATTTTACAGAAGGGGATATTGATTACATATCCATCAAAGAAGTACACATTCGCGTCTTCAATATCTTCTCCTTCTTTCCAACCTAACACTGGTTGCGACTCTACTGTCTCTGCAGACAATCCAAATACATTGTGAAATCGTGCTACTATCATACTTCTCTTGCCTTATACATATGTCTTGCATTTCCTGTGTACGCTGAAGCACTTCCGGTCTTCATGTGAGCCTGCTGAATGGCACTATCAGCATTAAGTGCACGATAGCGGCCAATGTAGCGTTCACCACAGTACACTTCATAAGTCCTTACCATCCCCAATCATCTCCCTTCAGCCCATGTGCATTATAATCAGTCACTCGCTTTTCAAAGAAGTTACTCATTGACGATCCACCTAGTAGTTCCTCCATCCACGGAAGAGGATTCTCCTTAACCTTCCAGTTCGTCTTGAGACCAAGTTGCAGTAGACGTCTGTCTGCGAGGTAGCGAATGTACTGCTTGACATCTGCCGCCGTGAGACCTTCCAAGTCACCCATCTCATACGCCAAGTCAATAACCTTGTCTTCAAGTTTGACTGCAGTACGGAACATCTCGTAGATATCTTTTTTAAAGTCATCATTGACAATTCGTGGATGTTCATCACAGAACTCCCTAAACAACTTAGCCATTCCTTCAGCGTGTTGACTCTCATCTCGTACAGACCATTCGACGACTGTACACATCCCCGGCATCTTCCCGAATCTCTGGTAGTTCAAGAGCATTGCAAAGGCACTGAACAACGACATACCTTCATTCAACACTGAACGTGCAATTGCAAGGGCTGTACCGCTGATAGAATTTACGTCTAATCCGGACATGAACTCCAGTTTTGCAGACATTTGCTGATACTCAAGGAACGCTGTGAACTCCTCCTCAGGCAACCCTAGGGTGTCATTTAAGAGGGCGTAGGCTCTTTGGTGGATAAACTCACGACTTGCAAAGGCCGTAAGCATTGCCCTGATCTCATTGTTCTTAAACTTGGGTATATAATATTCCAGATAGTTTGTCCCGACCGCAACGTCACTTTGCGTAAATAACCGCAGGATCTGGGTAATGTGGTGCTTCTCTTGCTCCGATAGTACCCCGGATTTCCAATGGTTGACATCTGTCTGCAGTTCCAATTCATCTTCAATCCAATGTATCCTTTCGTGTTCTGTTGCATACTTAACTGCCCAAGGGTAGCTAAAGGGTTTGTAGGTTACGTTCGCTTCTAATAAACTCATACTAATCGTGTCTCTCTTGTTTTTTCTTCAGCTTCTTTTAAATAGAATACTGTTTTGTACCGTAGGTATGCACTCATGCATTCCAACATATCTTTAATTACCGCGCTTTTTTGGTCGGCAACAGGATCAAAACTATTCTCTTTGAGGCTAGTCTCTAACTCATAAATGGTTTGAACCATTTTGTCTAGTTGATCGGCGTCGAGCTTTTCATACACCATTTTCTAATTCTCCTTGGTTCTGGTAGATGACATTCATCAGGTTGTTATTATGATAGATTAACCTATCTACCTCATCCTGTAAAGTCTGAACGTGATCAAAACAGTCATTTAGTATCCGCTTGTTAAATGGGTCACTGTCCTTAATCAGATTCAGACGTTGTAGTAGGTTCGTTGTCTTCTCTTTCATTTTCATCCTCAAACTTGTACAGGTCATTTTCTTTATCTAATGCCATCTCTAGCAACCGTGTGAGGCCAACCTCAACCAACAAACGTGTAGCTTCTACGTCTGTCACAATCTCTAGGTTTGCAGAGCCATCTTCATTCTCTTCTAATCGCTTTACTTCAATCAATCCAGTTTGCATATTCTCTCCTACCCCTGACAACTCACACAGACTTCCTCATCCTCAAAGTCCTTCAGAGCATTACGGTCTACTTTAGTCCCAACCTTCTCCGCCGTAACACCTGACGTTGTTCGTAAGTAGTATAGTCCTTTAAGGCCTTCCTTCCAAGCCTTGAGATGGACTTGATTAACGATGGCCTTATCTGCTCCGGACGGGAAGAATATATTGACGCTCTGGCCTTGGCATATAAACTCTTGGCGTTTGGCTGAGTGTTCCACAACCCAAGCCTGATCCAGTTCAAACGCCGTTTTAAACGTGTCTTTCTCTTCTCCACTGAGGAATTCCAAATGCTGAACAGAACCTTCATTCTCGATGATCGAGGCCCACGTCTTCTTATTGTTACGACCATATTTATCTAAAACCTCCTCCAAGTACGGATTGCGAACAGTATGACTACCGGCACGAGTACGATGGACATAGCAGTTGCTAATACGTGGTTCAATGCTAGCAGAACACCCACATAGGATACTACTGTTAGCGTTAGGAGCAACAGCCAACAGATGCATATTTCTAACACCATACCCCACTCCATCAGGACATTCGCCACGCTCCACAGCGAGCGAGTAGGTGGCCTCAACAGACTGGGCTTTGATGTCTTTGAAGATTGCATAGTTCTCACTCGCCGCTTGCCATGACTCCCATGCTATGCCTTTGCTTTGGAGGTATCCGTGGAACCCCATTGCTCCAAGACCGACTGAGCGTTCTCTATAAGCTGAGTAGACAGCTTTTGATAGTTCTTCTGGTGCGTTGTCAATAAAGAATTGAAGGACGTTGTCCAAGAATCTGATAAGGTCTCCAACCATTCCGCTTGCTTTCCACTCGTCGTACTTTTCAAGGTTGACTGAGGAGAGGCAACAGACTGCTGTGCGCTCTTCATTTGTTGCGAGATGGATTTCATTGCAGAGGTTGCTACCCATAATTGAGAGTCCAAGCCGTCTCTGAGCTTCTGGTAAACCTCGTCTGGCTGTGTCGATAAAGTTAAGGTAAGGACTGCCAGTTCTGAAGCGAGCTTCAAGTATTCGTTGCCAAAGCTTGCGAGCCTTGACTGTATCTCTAGCAATTCCTGTACTTGGGTCGATAAGGTTCCATTCTGTGTCATTAATTACTGCCTCCATAAAAGCATCAGTGATGTTCACTGCATTAAAAAGATTAAAACATTTCCGATTGATATCACCACCAGTCGGTACTTTGAAGGAGACAAACTCCTCAATATCAGGATGGCTTACGTCTAGGTACGCCGCATAGCTTCCCTTCCGTGTCTTCCCCTGTTTGTACGCTGTCATCTGAGCGTCTACTACTTTCATGAATGGGATCGGGCCCGGAGCCTTGTCGCTGATCCCTCTCACGTCTGACCAGTGCCCACCCACACCGCCGCCCTTTACGGAAAGCCATGCTACTTCTCCATTATGTTCAATAAGGCTATCAAGATTGTCCCCCACGTAAGTAAGGAAACAGCTAATAGGTAAACCACTAATCTTTCCATCCGGTTCTGGGGCATTGCTGAGGACAGGGCTCGCAAACATGAACCACCCTTTGCTAGCATAATCATATATGCGCTGTGCAAGATCGAGGTCATTGCCACAATAGGCCACACTAGCACGAGCAAAAGCCTCCTGAGGGGAGTTCTCATGGTCGAGCATATAGTAATCCTGCATGAGTTTAATTGCTTGGTCACTGAGGCGATTATCTCTTTCATAATCAATCGTTATCCCTAGGTAGTTTGTCATTCACTTCTCCAGTATTCTTTTTGTTGGTTGCTCTGACAAAAGCACCAGAGCGAACCTACTATTTTACCATATTTCTATCAGTTTGTCCAGATAGTGTTTGGCCTTTTGCAAGTCTAACTTACCACCTTTATCCTGAAACCTTGCTATGTACTTGATAACATTACCTAAGATAAATCCTTTAAACTGCTCCTCAGTCATCCAACATTCCATTGCGTCCCAAGGCTGTATCTTCTTGTCAGTATAATGACTACCGCCAAGTTGATAATTTCTAGCCATTTCTCCAAAGTCGCTCAAGTCGTCAAACCTCCTACTCATCCTCCAAGTCCTCAAGAAAATAATCGAGCTTGGCTTCTACTTTATCATTAAACCTGTCGACCAGTTCCTCTGAGGTGATCTCAAGCACCTCAAGGACACTGATCTCATCCTGTTGTTTCAAGCGGTCACACACATCGGTAAATGTTAGCATACTTCCGCTTCCTTAAGAAGTTCAGTAATGGTCTCGACAGTGTAGTACCTAAAACCATTCTTGTTAGCCCATTCAGCCATTGTGAACTTAGTCCCATCTTTACGTCTCCTTGCTCTTGGCATTGGTGTGTCTGGGTGATAAAACACAAACACTAACTCTTCAAATATTAAACT